AACCAGAGCAAATGCTCCGAGAGCAAAATTCACATGATTCACCAAACGGCTCAAACTCAAAATCACCCCAAACAGGGACAAAATGAACAGAATCACAAAAACTCTCATATAGTAAAGTAGTGTGCGCTACTAACACTATCTCAAAAAGAATCTACCAAGTGATAGGTTACTTCTCACTCGATTTCTTAACTTTTCTTGCAAAAAGTTGTCCTAATCCAAACGAATCAACGCTTGGAGACACAGTTCGCACAACCGGTGTCTTTATACTCCCAGACTGAGGAGTGGAACTCTTAAATTCAACTTCTTCCAAATCATCATCAGATTCAACCATCATCTTAGTATCCACGACAAGGCGAGATAATTGCACTTGAAGATCTTTAATAGATTCATGAACAGCTTTCTTACTACGCTTAGGTAGAACGCTGGAAGATCTAAAAGATTTATAATCAAAGTCGCTCAAAATGCGAACCAATGGAGAATTAAAATAAGATGGTTGTATCCTCTGCTTAATAGCTAAATCCTTAGTATGCTCATTCGTAACAACTGATTGTGTCAAATATAATGGTGCATCTAAGTATACAGCATTATTTACCGTGTTGACGCCAACCCCCAAATCCCTAAAAAAGGATGTTGGATCAGCATAAACAAATGCTATTTCAGCATTCTCTTCATGAACTTGAACCATAGTGCGTTGATTAATAAAATCACCATCACTAAGAAGAGCAGCAGTAGAAGAAAAATTATTAGCCAGTATAGTTAAACCACTAGTAACAGTGCCCGCCAAATGCTGTTCAAGAGGTGCAACAGCATCTATGATCATAAAAATATCAATATTATATATCCCAGGCGAGAAGAACGCAATAGTGTTAGGGACAGTAAAACTACCGCCAGGCAAATTTCCAAATTTGAAAAAATCGTCCCCCTTTGCTGTAGGAGGCACTATAGTCCTAAAAGAACTACTTTGTGTAGAATTAGCAAACATATTTGCAGCTGACACATGCGTATCATTAACTGGCCCAAGGGTAACACTATAACCAGCTGAAATTCCAGAGTTCCTAACAGGAATGAAAAATTCAACTTCATAATCCACAAATAACTTACCAATGTTTGCAGTGGTTGGAACACCATCCAATGCAAAACAAAAGGTGCCCATATCATACAAAAGGTATGACGAGCCAGAAGATAACGGACCAGATCTAACAAATAAATTCTTTGTAAATTTCTGATCCTTCATATTCATGGAACCTCTTTCCCAAGCAGGAATGCTAATAGCACCCTTATAATCAAGGGCTTGCTGAACGGAAAAAGGTGCTGAATCATCAGCATTATAAAGAGGCAACATAACTATAGCTCCCGTTATGTTGGTGGAAGTATTTGGCTCATAATGAAAGACAAGCTTGCGAAACCTGTACTCTCGAAAGCCAATAGCCACTAAAGAAAGCCAGGGGAATACTAAATCAATACCAGGTTGACAGGCAAACGAATATGTATCCCAAGGTAGATTATTTGAAGTTACAGACATCAACAACTCTCGATTCCGAACAACGAAACTTCTACCATTATTAACCCTAGGCCCATTCTGTTTCAAAGTTAAAGCTTTGGCAACAGGAGCTGAACGAGCTCGACCAGGGGTCAAACCTATCTTCATCTTAAGATTTTTCTTTTTCTTTAAGATAGGTTTTACTCGCAAAATTACTTTCTTCTTCTTCTTCATTCCTTTCTTAGTATTACGTTTAACTCGTACAATCGGCATCTACAAGATCTAAAAATAAATCTTTCTGTCGCTCTGTAAATTCTTTTAAAAGGGTATCGTTTTCACCTGCAGAACCCCCTTCCAAAATAGTATACATATAGAGCAATTCTTGATCAGTCTTATAAACTGAAGCAACATCCTCATAAGAAAACTGATCAGCGCCTAACTTAGTACAAACTGAACGTAATGCAACATTATAATACAAGTGTAGCCAGTCAATATAGTTTTGAATTAAAATACGAACTGGCTTACAACACCAAGAAGTAATTCTTAATGCATTAGCTTTCAACAAAGACAATCGTGCTGAAACAGCTTCATTGTCATGATCATTACCAATCGGCAATGATTTATACAGCAAAGAACTAACAACTTTCTCTGCATCAGGGACAGGGAAAACTAAACCATCCATACTCACAAACTTGTGAGACAAGAATTGCAAATCAATTAGTTTCCCAGATTTAGTAGCTTCAGGCTTCATAATAAGCCCAATATCATTCCAAACTCTAGCTACCTCCTGAATGTTGAAAAACTTAACACATGTATTCGATACAGTCCAAATAGAATCATCACCGCACAAAGCAGCACTAACATTCTCATGAAAATAAAGATAATTCTGATGACCGCCCAATTTCAACCAAGCATAGACAAAAAGCATATAGTGAACCATAGTATTCGTAACAATCGTTAACGAACTACCACTAGGATTTCCTTGAAACTTAGAATAAAGTTCACCACTAGGACAAATAATTTGACCGTAAATAATATTTTGAAAATAACTACGTATCAATTTCTTATTCTCATCATTCTGATTATCCAAATCAAGAAACGAGATAAAAATTTCTCCCAAAGTCTCAATCC